TTAATCTCAACTGCAGGAACCAAGCTTGCACTCATTCCCTCAATTAATTCAAATGTACTAAATGTGCTACGGTTAATGTCGGTATACAAATACTCAGTTTTACCTGTAACGTCTATTAATTTTATAGCATATCTATAAAAACCAGTTAACCATTCGTCAATTTCGCCGTCGGTTAATATTAATCTACACTTGCCGGCAGTTTCGTCTGTAGCTTGTACAGATTTTTCAAGTAGTAATTCGTCGTTGTCAACTTGCTGAATTAACGCAGAAATTTGATATCCAACCAAATTAATCGGCTTTCTATCATTGTTCCTAACTACGAAATCTATTGTGTTTGTTACACCTTTGTATATTTTTATATTATATTGGATCATGGGTAAATTAATGTTAGGGGCGTTTCGGTCAGCTTGACATAGTTGAACATATTCGCGAAATAGAAATAATGCTTGGTTCGCCATGTAAAATCATTTGCCTCACTTGTCTTATTTATGCATAAATAGATCACATAAATCATGGCCACAATTACATCTGAAACTTTAAAAATATTACAAGAAAAATTTCCGTTTTTAACAACAGTTACATATATTAATCAACAGTATATTGGAATTATACAAAACTCCGATAATCATTTTATTAGTATGTACGTGTTAGAAGGTAATTTTACTACCGAAATGAAAATGGAATTTCTTAAATATGGAGAAATTTGGTGGTGGGAAAGTAATAGAAAAATTCCCATTAACTTATTTTTGAGCAAAGAATTTGCAAGATTCAAACCGTATCTTAAAACTTTTGCCAAAAAAGAAACCACCGTCGTAGAAGGACCGGTGGTTAATTTATTAGATTTGATAAATCGTAAGCTTAAAAAACGAACTATTCAACTAGTAAGATCTGGAGAGTAGTATTATTTGTCCAATGTTTCTACGGTTACCTTTACAGTAATTTTCCCGTCTTTTCCAATGTTAATTTTAGCTGGTTTTTGATTGGCATTTTTCTTTTCTTCGTCTTCTTGTGCATCGCTCCATTTTTGCCAATTCTGAACATTGGTCCACGCAAAAACAGCAGCATCGTTCTTCTCTTTAAATCTGATTAGAGCATATAACTTATTAGTATTTTTATCCATTTTAATTGAAAACGAATATTCGCCGTCGACATTTCTCAGGCTGTTAAGAGTCGTTTCTAAAATATCGTCGGTTAGATTTGGATTACGAAATAAATAACCTTCTTTTAGATTAATCTTGAGAGTTTTAAGAGGGTTAAAATCTAAATTTTCTACAATAACCTTATTGTAAGATTTGTCCTTATTCAAGAGGCGGATTGTTGTCCCAAATATATTTGAGTCGCTTTTCAACCTAAGAGAGATCGATGACATTAATATGCTCCTATTTTTACTAAGTATAAATTAATATGTTTATTAGTCAACGGTGTTTTGTTCTATAATCAAATTAGCATGAACCTTAACTAACATAGCATATCCAATAGCATGGCTTTTTTTGAAAAAGTAGCTTCCGTCAGTTGATTCGACCCAAATTTCATCTTTAATCGAATTAAATCCCTCGTTGCGACATTTAGGTATTAAATGTTTTTTACCGGGACGTATTAGAGCTAATATCATTGCAACATCCTCTAGAGATTTAGGTTTTAACTCAGCCACAACGGGCGAATGTTTACCTAGATGTATTAACTGACTAGTAAATTCAGAATACTCAAATAAATCCCAATTTAAATCTTTAGACATAAGATCTAATAAATGTTGTTCGTTTTGTATTTGCTCGTATACTCCTACATTAAGTAAATCAATTTTATAAAATCCAGAAAGCTCAGCTGTATGATAATCTATACTTGAAAATCCAGTAAACGGATCCATTGGTACAGTATGGAAGTATACTCCGGTATTATGTTTTTCAATAGATGATTTTTTAATGATACTAGCAGGAATATGCTCTAGATAACTCAACGCAAGGGTGCGATTGGGAAAATCTATATCAATGTCGCCGGTTTGACTAATCATATTCTAGTCTAGCTATAACTAATTTTATTGTCAAGTTCGCGCCGTAACTGATTAATCATAATATCTTTATCTTTAACAATGCTATCTAACATTTTAACACGTTGATCAACAACGTCGATACGTTGTTTTAAACTCTTAAGTTGATTTTCCATTTTTGCAAACTCAACCGGATCTACGCTGTAAAATTTAGACCCGTTAATTTCAACTTCTTTTAAAATTCGATTTGTAGTCTTAACATTTACAGTTGTTTTGCCTTCCTTTTCTTGTTGAAAATCAGAAGTATCATACATGTCGGGTAAAATATTGTTCATTTAAATACCGCTTTCTTTTAAAGTTTGTTTAATAAAATTACAAGACTCTTTGTTTTTATTAATTTTTATTTTCCATACTGTTGTAGGTGCATGCTTTTTAATTATATCAATTTGTTCTGGTGTACATCTTTCAAAAAACTCAACGGCACTGTCAGCGTTATATAATAACCAAGGAGAAATTCGACCCGTTTTTATCCATGCAACTGCTTGATTTGTATTTATTTTTCTAAAAAAGTCATTCCACTGTTCAGATGTCTCTATACTCCAGTGTTTCATTAACAATACAGTTCGTTCTAAAGCAGATTCGGGTGTTTCGTGCACTAGCAATTCATGTACATACTGTTCGTAAACAAAATCGTGTGTCCATTTATCAATAGGTAAATTATTTTTTAAAACATATTCTATAAATTTACCAGGTTCGACCACATTTAAGTCAACCATATGTTTTCCAAATTTAATAAATGCCGTATAATATCGACTATTAATAAAGTTTTGAAAATTATTTCTATATTCTAACTTTTTTCCAAAAGAATTTAATTCATAGAATCTGTTCCACGTCATAAAACCAAATCTAGAAGCTGGCTCATCTTTGCCAAACCATCTACGTTTTTTCTCACAACTGTGATCTATTAATGATATTTCTTTTACAAATTTTCGTTTACAGAATTCGCAAATAAAATTAGTCATTTGCTATTTTTGTCCATTCTTTTATTAAATTTTTAGATTTAGATGGTTCAAGTTCAAGAGAGTATACTAAATTTTCAAAAGTTGTTGTATCACATTGTGATTTTATAATGTTAATTTCATCTTGATTATAATTAGGATATACCGTTTGAAAAACTTCATCAATTTTTGATACTTTTTTGCTCTTNGATGCNGAAATCCACGGTCTATACTGTTTGCCGCCCAACCCTGCTAAACATAGCAATTTATGTTGTAATTCAACGTGTTTACTTAGATCCCAAAATCCGATATTAACTAGATCGTTGGTAGCAATAATAGCATATGCTTTATTTTGATTTTGTTCAGTTAACGAGCTCATATATCTCATTAAAATTAATGGTGTATATCCTTTTTTATCTTCTTCACTTAATCTGTTATAAAAATCTAAATCTTTTCGATCTATAGCTTGTAAAATAACCGATAAATCTAATTTAAATGTTTTAGCTTTGGACATTTAACACCTGCTGAAATATGTTCATTATTATAATTTATAATAGAATATACAATAGTTATTTAAAAATCAACAGATACTATAGAGAATAACCGATTAATGCTAAATAAGTTAACTAGCATTATGCAGGCACCCGAACTGCGTAGACCTAGAACGTCATAAGGAGAAACAAAATGGGACGCCCGATTAATAAAAAATTCATTGGAAATATAACTGGTACAGGACAGCAAATTGTAGCAACTGCTTATATACCAGGTTCTGCTGGTCCAGCAACATCGTGGATCAAAAAACAAATTGCAACAAACACATATCTAATGGCAGATGCTGCTGGTCCAGATAGCGGTCGCTGTCAATTAGTGCAAGGCGGGACCAATCTTGAACCAGGTCAAGCTAATATTACTGTAACTCCGTACGGAGCTAGTGGTACCGGTGCTACTGCAACTGCTCGAATGGGAGCGGTTTCTGCTACTGTTGTTACATCCGGAAGCGGTGCTATTACAGCAGATTACGATATCGGAGATACTGTAACTGTAAGCGGCGGAACAAGTACTACTGCTGCTATTTTTGACGTAACTGGTATACGTGTTGGTCAAATGGAACTTGGCAGTAATGCTGGTTATAATTACAACGCAGGTAACCAAATTACAATTGGCGGTGCCGGTTGGCTCAGCAACGTTGTTGTGGCTGTAAATACTGTAAATGCAATTGGTGCAATAACATCTTTTGTTCAAGTAGCTGGTGGCGGTGTAAGAAACGCTGCTAAAATTGATACCGTGTCTGGTAGCACATTAGCAGGCTCAAGCGGAAATGCTGATATTTCAGGTACTGATGCAACATTTAACGTACGATGGGGTGTTGCAAATGTTGTACTAACAGGTGCAGGCGTTTATTCTGCATTACCGAGCAATCCTGCATCTACTACTACAGACGGTGCCGGTGGCGGAGCTACATTAACTGTAGGATATAACGTTACAAACGTAGTTGTTACTAACGGTGGAACAGACTTTGACTCTGCTACTGTTACATTTACACCAGCTGGTGCACAAGCTTTAGCTACAGTAAATGCAGCTGGTAGTGTATCTGCAGTCTCGGTTACAAACAGCGGTCCAACTGTAACAGCAGTTCCAACTGTTGGTGTAGGTCCAGTAAACACTGTACAATATGCAGCCGAAATACGTAACAGAACTGTTACTACATTTAATGATAATACATTTTCTTGGATTTTTGCTGACGAGGATCTTGTTAGCAGCAATCAAGCACGTATTCAAACGTCATAAGATTAGCTTAATCAAGTAGATTAAGCAGACTCGGCACCCCCCTTTAGTTAGCCATAGCGAAACTAAAGGGGGTTGTTTTTATATTAATTTTCTTATATCAATCGAATCAGGTAATTTATTAGTATCTCTAACAAAATATGCGCAGAGAGGATTTTCTTTGTCTTCTAGCGGAATAGCTAGAAGATGCCCGTGTTTTAATTTTGGAAAATACCATTTTATATCAGGCCAGGTATTGATAATTTCTAATTTATGAAATTTAGGCATATAACCCTTAATTGGATTAAAACAAAATACGTCAAAATCTTTATCCATAAGATAAATCAGTGACATAATTTCTAAATCTCCAAGATTTACATCACCTATAATAATACTCCAATCTAGTGGCATTTGTATATTATGCGGCCCAATTTTTATATCTATACATGGACTATGAAAACTTTCTAAAAACACCAAAGGTAAAAAATGATAGTCAACATCATTTTGATTTGAATAATCAAGTACGCAATACCTAAGATCGTCAACTTTTTCCGGAATTTGATTTATCAAGTACGGTGTATTTTCGGTGGTTAAAATTCTCATAATTATCGCCTGTGTGTTGTTATGAGATATTTAATCCAAATCTACCACGGTCAATAAAATAAATCAGTTAATTTTAATTCTAAATATCAAACCGATGTTTGCAATTTCGTTTATAAAAATTGTAACTTTAGAAACAATTACACTGTAATATTTTATTGTTTTAACAACCGAGAAGTTATTTTTAATAATTCATCTTTGTGACTTGAAATGGATATTGAGCCTGCGTATAAAATTTCTTTCTTTTTATAAGATGTCGATTTGAAAATTTACATTTGCTTGCTATATCATATATGTTTACCGAGCTTTTATCATCGGCTAATCTTAATCCTCTACCGATACTTTGTATAACACGCACAAAACTTTTTCCGGGCTCTATTAACATTAGATTAAAGATTCTGTTTATACTTATACCTGTGCTTGTAGTACCGTATGTAGCTATCATAATTGCATTGTCGGCTAAGTTAATTTCTTTATAGTATTCTTTTCTGTCAGCTGCTTTCATCTTACCGCTAATAAATGTAGCTTCGGGAATTAGTTCTTTTAATATATTACCTGTTTCAATTCTATCAATCAGAATTAATATATTACCTGTTTTAGAAATTTCATAAATTTGAGATGTAACCCATTCTAATCGTTTTTTATTAGTAACAAGATATTTAAGCTCTTCCTGATAGTTTGTATAAACTGCAGTATCCTGTGTGTGTAGAATATTGACATGACATTGCGCTAGATGACCCGAATCTTGTAATTCTTTAGCTGTTAGCTGTCCTATCTGCGGACCAATAGCACTAATTAAACTAACTTGATTATATTCCTCTTCTGGAATAGTACCTGTTAATCCCCATCTAATAGGAATATTTGCAAAAACAGTTGTAAGCAAAGTGTGTAATATATTTGTATTTTTAACTGAATGGACTTCATCGCATATAACTGCTACCAGATTATCTAAAAATATTTCCATCTGACCGTCATCTAAACAATCCTTATTTTTTTTATCCAGTATCATAAGGCTTTGCCATGTGCAAATAGTATGTGTTTTGTTATATTCTTTTCTGTCACCGTATATTACACCAACATCTAAACCTATATTTCGATAATCTTCTTCAGTTTGCTGAACTAAGTTTTTATTTGGTACTATAACAATAGATCTCCCGTAGGGTTCTACTAATTTACTTAAACAGCATGTTATAGCAGTTTTGCCTGCACCTGTTGCAGCAACAGCTATGCCTTGTAAATTAGATACACAATCATTTATTATCTTAACTTGATAATCGCGTAAAGTTATTTTCTCCCCAGCAAACCGATGTCCCGGCGGCCAAGTTAAATGTGCTAGATAATTTTCGTCAATGTGTTCAAAACTAAAATTATGAGATGCTCTGTTGTCTGTTATTTCAAACTCATAACCTTCTTCAATTATAACTGGTAGAATTTTATCTAGCAGATTAAGATATGTCCGGCCTCCAATAGTACAAAAACTTGTAGTACCGTCCCATCGACCTAATTTGTATGCGGGACTATATCTGGCATGAGGTAAAAAGTACTTAACCGCATTTACACATTTACGCCGTGTTACCAGATCAAGATTGTTAACTTTAATATTACATTCGTCTTCTATAATTACTTCGCATATTGATGTCATGTGTTACTTATTTTCTATTCTAACAATTTAATTTTAATAATATAGATTATATTACGAAACGTTAAGATAACAACTTACTATTCACATAGAAACAAATAAAATTAAGATCCGATACGACCCTGTTCTAATGTTGTAGTTTCTAATCCAACTACACGCAACTTAACAATATTAGTTATTTGCCAATTTTTTATGTCTAACCCTTTCATTAGCGCAAGATACTTATTTCGTACTAGACTAACTTCATTAATTAATACACTCATATCTACAATATCAGATTCGCCATCGATATATTTTTCAATGCTGCGATCCGATAATTCACGCTGATATCTTTCTAGATATTTTTTATAATGGTCGGATCGCATCTTATCATATTTTATATTAAGGTATTTCAATATAGCTTCAATTTCCTGAAGTTGTCCAAATCTATACGACATAATACCGGACAGTTCTTGTGAGTTTCGTTCAAGGCTTCCGCTAAGCTTACACTCTATATAACCAGTTGTTATTTCATTCTCATAGAATGAGATTGCAGCTGGTATTTCTCCAAGATTGTTAACTACTTTATAATACCACATATCGTTACTTATCTATCGTTTTCGTCTTCGTCGTACGAGTCAGATGAAGTTGATCCTTCTAGCAAATCAATTGCATCATCAAGATATTCATCTTCGCCTCGCAATTCGTTTATCTCATCAAATTCAATATCTTGATCAACTAACGTTTTAATAAATTTTATTGCAATATCACCTTTTTTAGAATTTGGTACAATGTCGGAAAACAAATCCCAAATTTCCAATAAATTAGCAGCAGTTAGGTCCATAGTT